GTTCACATCCAGCGTCAGCGACGGGGTAGCCGAGCTATCCAGTCCCTTCGTGTAGATGTAAACGTGCTTCACCTTGGCCTGCACCGGGAACCGGCACTGGCGGCTGGTGTTCTTCGTAGCCGACCCGAAGGCGCTGGTATGCGTCACCTGATCCTGCTGCGCGTCGAGATCGCCCGAGGCACCTTCGCCACTCGTGGCGATGATGATGGGCGTTGCGTCGAGGTTGCCAACCGCAACGCTGGAGAGGGTTTCTACGGTCATGGTACTTCCTTTCCTGCGTTAGGGGTTAGGGGGTCACGTCCGCGCCGGTCGTGTCGGCACAGAGGATTTGGATGATCTTGCCCGGCTGGAGCCGCGTGCTGCCGTACATGACGGCGGTATGCAGGTCCCACGGTTCGCTGGACAGGTCGTTTCGGACCGACACGCGGTTGGTCGTGTCCTTCCACATGCCGAGGTACATCCCCGACTTGACGAAGGCCAGCACACCGCGCTGGTTCGACGCGCCGACGTTGAACGGCAGACGCTCCGAGCACACGATATCGAAGCCGAGGAACTTGCGGACGTTGCCGTCCACCAGAACCGGGCGCTCGTTGAACTCGGTGCTGACCACTTCAACCTGATTGAGGAGATCGCTCTCCTGCTGCGAGCCGATGACCAGCGTAAGCGGGTCGGCTTCCAGATCGTTGTGGTAGTGCCGGAGGATGCGCTTCGTCTCGATCAGCTTCGCCACCGACAGGCCGTTGGCCGCCGAAGCGCCGAACGAGACCGCGATCTGGAAGTTGGTCGTGTTGAAGCTCTCGGTCGTCAGCGACGCGGCGTCCTGCCCGACTTGGGCATTGGCCGTAGCGTTGGCGATGATGTTGTCGTCCCACGCGCGACCGACCGCATTGCCCGCGTTCTGCACGTACTGTGCCTTCGGGTCCACGATGGTCTGGAGTTCATCGAAGCTGTCGATCAACTGGTCGATCTCACCTTCGTTGGGGAACACCCACCGACGAACGAACTCGGCGTCCGTGCGGTTCTTGGGGGCGAAGCGGCCAGCGGGGGCTTTCAGGGTGATGGAGCCGATCTGGTTGACCGGGGAAGCCATCTTGCCGACGTGGAAGCCCTCGCGGACACGACCGCGCAGTTTCGAGCCCATCTGTTGGAGCAGAAGCTCCAGAGCGGTCGAGAACTGCGTGGTGTAGAGCGGGATCAGGCCCGCGTCTATCGAGGTAGACATTTTTGCACCACTGCAAGGTTAGGGTTATGACGAAGTTCCGATTTCGCCGTATCCCTTGCGGGGGGCTGACATTCTCGCCGGGGGACCGGGTGTGAGAATTAGGTGACGCTCGAGCCGCTGGCCCACCGGCCCAAGGGGCTGGGGAGGTTCGCGCCCGCTCCCGGCCTGCTTGGATCGCCCTCTGCGCGTACCGAGGGTCGATGCTGTCTGCGGCGGGGCCAGAGCCCGAGTGTCATCATCAATGTAGCACGCAAGAAAGTTGCTGTCAACCCCTACAGAACGTAATCACCGAGAGCGCCCCGCTTAAACGTCACGGAGCCCGTGTGCGTGAGTTCGGTGACGATATCGGCCCACACTTCGCAGCCCGCCGCCATCGCGTGCGCGCAGAAGCCAACGTCATCGGTGATCGTGCGACCATGCTGCACGCCGCTCGGGAAGAAGTCCCTGATCTCAATGTTGGGGTAGCACTCGTCAATGACGACTGGCAGCTTCGCGGCGATCTTCTCCAGCGCCTCGCGCTTTACCAGCATGAAGCCGCAGCCGACGTACTTCGCGCGGCAGAAGCCATTGGTCACATCCGCACCTTCCTTGATCGCGCCGATGAAGATGGGCTTCTCGCTCAACTGTCGCATCGGGTACGTCGCGCCAACGATATCCTTGTCGGCGGCGATGAAGCGCGAGAGCAACCCCTTTGGCCAGCCCATGTCGGCGTCGATGGTGAGGAAGTGAGTGATGCTCTTGTCGCGAAGCGCGAGCGCCGCGTGCAGGTTGCGCGCCTGCGACGTGAAACCCTTGGCAGCGACGGACGACAGCTTCCACTGCTTGTGGTGCGCCTCGTCCTGCATTTGGATGTAGCTGTTGTGGTACGGCAGCGTGACGTTATCGTCGTAGCACGGCGTGCCGACAAAGATGTGCTTCTTCATATCGCCCTCCAGAGGTAGGCCCCTGCCGGTCTATAGACCAGCAGGGGTTCTGATCCTACCGCGCCCGCGCGTTGGTGATGATCGTGTCGAGCGCAGCCATTTCCTTCCGCGCCTGCTGATCGCCAGCGAGGAACTTCGTGACCCACGCACTGTCGTTCTTCAGTTCACCCTTGCGAGCGACCGCCTGTTCCAGCGACATCACGCCGTTGGCGTCCGCGTGCAGGCCGTTGCCCTGATGGAACTGCGCTTCACCGATGCGAACACCGATGTTGCGGAACATTTCCATCACCTTGGCGTAGCCGACCGAGCCTTCCAGCTTGTTGACCGCCTCCACGTCGATGCCGAGTTTGGCAGCGGCGTTCTTGGCGATCTGCATGTTGGGGCTGGCCTGCAACGCCTCGGGGGAGGTGCCCCAATTCTTGGCGAGCGCGATGCGCTCCTCCGAGACCTTGGCGGCGTCGTCGGCGGCTTTTGTGGCATCGGCGGCGTCGAGGTAGCCGACCACGCCCTTCACCACGTCAGCGGCGTACTGCTTCGGCGTGTTCGCCTTGAACAGCGTGTCGCGCATGGTGGAGATCAGGCTCTCGTCCACGGCGCTGCCGTCCTTGCGAGTGACCACGAGTTCGTAGTCCTTCGCCTCGGCGGGGCGGCCCATACGCTGCCACACCGCGTTCCAGTCTCCCTTGTCGGGAGCCTTGGGCACAGCGATGAAGTCATGGTCGGCGCGCTGGCCGATCATCTTCTCCGCGTTGCGCTGTCCCTTCGTCGCCTCGACGGCGATCTTGGCCGGGTCCTTCACGTCCCAGCCCTTGTTCTGCCAATGGCCGATCATGTCCTGATCGACCCCCTCCACACCCTGATACCATGGGGTGGACGGCGGCGTGTTGCCGGTATCGTCGCTCATGTTACTTCTCCGAGTTGATCTCGGGTCCAGCATAGAGGGCCATTAGCTCCTCCGTCGCGAGCCCAAGATGGTTCTGGATGCGCAGCCACACTTCGCGGCGGCCTTCCAGTACGTTCGTCATCACCGGGTTCCCCGGCACGACGCACGTTTCGTTCGCGCGACAGAACTTCGCCAAGTCGCGCATGAATACCTTGCCCTCCTCCATCTGCTTGAACATCTGGTAGGAGTGCTTGCGGCGCTTCACAAACTCAAAGGCCGCAAGCCAACGGTCGCTCGCCATACTACCCTCCTGTCACCTGCTGCGCGAGCGGCGGACCGCCCTGCGCTGGAGCCTGACCCGGTGCCATGCCTTCCTTGGCAGCAGCAGCCTTGGCCTTCATCATCGCGGCGGCGGCGGGTGCAGCTTGTATCTGCTCCTGCCGCTGCTGCGCTTCCGCGCGAGCCTTGCGCTTGGCTGCGATCTTCTCGTCGCTCGCCATCCACGAGGCGGGCACGCCGTTGATCTCTGCCATCGCGGGGTTCGCGATATCGAAGTCGTAGTGGTCGAGGTAGCTCGGGTCCTGCGTGATGTTCACGATCTCCTTCGCCACTTCCACCGACCGGATGAAGCCAGCCGCCTCCTGCGCCTTCATGGCGCGGGAGAGCGGCGACGTGTAGGTGACGCTGTACTCGCCCTTCGCTTCCTTCAGCACATCCGGCATCGGCGGTAGCAGCCGCAGTTCGGCCAGCACCGCGATCTCGCGCTCAATGAGCGGCCCGAGGTATTCGCTCTGCTGGCGGCCCACGGTCGGCGCGAGCAGGATGCCCTTCTCGTTCGTGCGCTCGATCACTTCGGTCGCCGTCATCTGCGGCGTCTCGGTGAGGATTTGGAACAGCGTGACGAGGAACGCATCGTTGATAAGCGCGCGCTCCATGTCCATCATCTTCTCGTTCATCTGGATATTGCCGGTCGGCAACGTCTGCACGAGCAGCTTGCCGTCAGCGGTGACGCCGCCCTTGTTGAGCGCGCCGGGCCGCAGGCTCGCGTCCACCACGCCATCGTCAGCGGTAAAGAGTACGGGGTCCGCCGCTCGGTGGCCTTGCTTCAGGAAAGTACGCTTTTCGGCGTTCAAGGTTTTGAGTGCGGGAAGGACCGCCATGGCGGGCGAACGCCCGTACATTTCACCGGGCGTCTGGTCATAGCGCGAGACCGCCATCGGCATGGTGTGGTAGCCACCCTCCTCCAGAAGGTTCTTGCCCTCGAGGCTGATGTAGTATGAGGCCCACGGCATCCCCTTGCTGTCGATGCGCTGCGGATCGTAGTCGGTGCGCGGCACGACGCGGTGGACGAAGTTGAAGGTCATGGGGCTGCGCTGCTGAAGCGACGGCAGCAGGACGGGCGGGAACTTGTCGGGCCACTTCTCGAACGCCTGCTGCGCCGTGAGGCGGAACCAGCGCGTGAAGCCGTCGCAGATGCCCTGATGGTTCTCGCGAATGAATAGCTCACCGAGCGGCACCTGCTTGTAGCGGAGGCCGGGCATGCCGATGAGGCGGTTGTCGTACTGATCCACGAACACGCCGCCTGTGCCATACGCACCGAGCGAGCGGTAGATGCCTTGGTTCTGCGCGCTGAAGTTCGCGGTCGGCCGGTAGCGATGCTTGAACAGCAGCTTCGTCACCTGCTCGAAGTACAGCTTCACGCCACGCTGCTTGTTCACGTAGTCGTTGTCGGCCTCGAGGCCGTGCCAGAACATATTGCGCGGCGTCAGGAGGCTGTCGCAGATCGCAGCAAAGCGGACGAGCGCGAGCATACCGCTGCTGTCTACCTGCTTGTCCGTCTTTTTCTGGCCGGGCCAGTTGAAGTTGCCGTACATGAACGTGTTGCGCGAGGGCGGGTCGATCAACTCGCTGATCTCCTCCCAATGGCTGGCAAACGTCGCGCGCCACGTCTGCTGCTGCGTGAACTCCCGCAGGCTCTCCTCCACGATATACGCCTCGTACTCGGTGGGCTCCTTGTAGTTGGCGATGATATCGAAGGCGTCCGGGGTCCTAGGCATTGAAGCCACCTGAGAAAAGGGTCTGCGTTGCGGGGCCGACGCCGCCACCTTGCGCCATCATGGCAAGCTGGTTCATCCGCTTCTTGCGCTTCATGATCTCGTCCTCGGCCTGTGACTTCAACTGGTCGCCCAGCCCAAGGTCAGCACCGGCAGCGGAGAGAGCGGAGTTCTTCGTGGACAGCATGGTTGATCCTCGTGATCCCTCATTATAGGCTTAGAACAGATCGAAGTCAACGTCTCGGGCCACCCCCGAGCCCCGCCCTTTCGGGTCGGGCCGTTTGGAGCCCAGCGCCACCTGCTTGGCCGAGCGTATCTGCATGACCCCGATACGGGTGGCGCTCAGGATATCATCGCCCTTCTTCACTATCAGGCCATCCTTGCGGTAGTAGCTGGCCGCCTCCTCGAACCACTCGCGCTGATCCTCGAACACGAAGAAGCGCTGGCTCCGCATCCGCACCAGCATTTCGCGCACGCCCGCCTCGGTGCCGTACCCGCCAGTGGGGAACGTCGCGTGGGTCGGCAGCATGAGCAGCCCTTCCTTCTTGTAGCTCTGCATCAGTTCGATGCCCGAGCCCTTGTCGCGTTGGTGGCCGTCGTGAGGCCACGCGACTGGCACCGCTGCGGCGATGGCCTTCATCCGCTCGGCGTGCACCTTCGGGATGCCGGGCACTGCGATGGTGCTGCCGATGCGCAGGCACTTCATCACGTAGATGCTGTCGTACTCCTTGTCCCATGCGAGCAGCGTCGCGCCGAACGGATGGCTGATGCCGAAGTCTATCGACCACAGCTTGAACCATGCGCTCGTGTCGATGACGCCGTGCTCCTTGTGACACACGTCGCCGTTGGGCAGCAGCGTCAGCGGCACCTTCAGCACGTCGGGGTCTACCTCCTCGAACACCGCGTTGCTGCCGAGGTAGGGCTCACCCATCGCGCGAGCCTTGCGTTCGTGCATCGGCCAGCGCGCGATCATTTCTGCCTTGCGCTTGTCGCTGATGTGCTC